AGAAAAACACTTAACTATTATGATGTCTGCTCAATTAAGCAGTAGGAAAAGTATTAATTTGTGTACCTATTGTACCACCAGTTACTACTGTACTAGTTACAAAGTCAGGTGGTGCAGTTTCTAATGCTTCAAATGTTAAACTGAATCCATTAAAATCACCCATATTAGCACCTACTGTAAAATTACCTGTAGTAAGCTCTCCTCCATTTACTTTACCAACTAGCATGAAATTATCATCTGCATCAACTACTATAATATGTGGTCTCCCTACAGCTAATAACTTAATTTCTTCACTTGTTGCTCTATCATAATATTGAAGTTGTAGTGTTAATGTTTGAGTGTAGAAAGTAGTACCATTTTCTCTTGATGAAGTAACTACAGTATCAAGGTTTGTTGTACCTCTTACATCATATTGATACCAAGTTGGAGTTCCACCAAATGCAGAGATTAAACCTGCTGATTCAGTTATTGCTCCTAGTGTACCATAATCTGCAAAGTATACAGTTTTGATTGATCCTGATTTATTTCTACAAGGTACTATTCTACCTTTTGTTAATGCACAACTCATATTATTTTTATTTTTTTAAGTATGGGGAGGCTTTTACACCTCCCATATACTGATTATTATTCCCTTTATTGTTCTAAATTATTGAAAATCAATATTTTAGCTAAAAAATACAATTTCTTGTGGAACTCCATATTGAATCCCATATGAGAATCTAGCAACAAATCTTGCATTTTGATCTCCTAATGTTTCAGATGTGTCAATTAATCTGATTTCATTCATATCACTAACTAAATTTGTTCCCATAAATAGGTTAGATTTTTGTGCTAGTGCAGCAGTATTATCAGATAGACCATTTGCTAAGAATAGTGGAACACCATCAAAAGTTAATGGAGTGTTCATATCATACCACATGTTTACTCTGTTTTCATAACCACCACCTTGTGCAGCTAAAGCTCTAACATATGCTTTCATAATGTTTCTAGAGACATATAGAGTTAGATCATCTTTTCCATATACTGTATTTGGTGATGCATCTAGGATAGCTCCTAATTGTGCAATTACATTAGTTGCATCTACTCCACCAACAGGTGCAGTAACATCAACTATATTACCATCAGCAGCCCATAATGTTTCAAAACCATCTATCTCTCCAACATTTCCAGTTGCCCCCTGCCATAGTGAATTTTCCACACTTGCTGAAATTTGATCTGCAAAATGTGCAATAATGTAATCACTAAATGTAGAAGGCATATTTTTAAATGTTGATGCTCCTAATTCTGCTGCTTCCCAAGAATCAACAAATTGTTTTGTACAGAATTTAATATTTACTTGAAATTCCTCTAGTGTAATAACTCTCTCTGAAATTGCTACTGTTCCTGCATCTGTAAAATCACAAGTTGCATTAGCAATTAAGTTTGAGACATCCACTTTTTGAATAACACTTTTGTGTTTTACATTTGGCATGATAGTTAATCCACCATTTGCCAAAGTTGTCCCCTCAAGTAAAGCAGCACTTATATACTTAGATGCTGATTGACCTGCATAGGATGTAGTTATTGTTGGTTTACTCATTTTCTTTGATTTTTAAAATTTATTATTAACTTAATTTTCTCATGATTCTATCTAAGCTAGTCTCAGCTCTTTGAGATGCAATATGATAAAAGTCATTCTTTGATTTATTTTCAGGAGTATGTTTTAAAGGAGCAGCATCAGGTGTTTCTGATAACTTTACTTTTACTTCACTTAACTCCACTTCCTTGCTTTTCAGCACTTCACTAAGGTTTACTGTTAGATCTTCAACCATAGCTTTCAGTTCATCAAACTGTTCTTTAGTAGCAAACTCTGTAGCTAAGTCCTCAGGTTTAGCCTCAAATGCTTCCATCTCCTCCTCTGATGCTTCTTCTTCAGATGCTTCAGATATACTAGCTATTATACCTTCTTCTTCAACCACAACTGTTCTGCCATCTTCTAAAGTGTATTCACCTACAGGCATTGGCACTCTATCATCTTCTGTAACAATAAA